GCGCTCATGCATGTGGTTGATTCCTATTAAACCTACAGCACCGCTTCCTAATCCTCTTATTGTGGAACTTCAGTTAGCATCAAGCAACTACGGAATTCGAAACGTGGCAGTTGATCCTAAATTAAAGAGTAAGATCACCAAATCTGATGATTATAAAGAATTGTTCAATCATGATCCATCGATTCATGAGATCCGTTCTAAACTCCGCGACCCTCAACACTTTGGTAACGGAAGTTTTACAAGTTATTTGGTATCTCAGGGCAAACTCAACGGGGATTTCAAAAAGAATATGCCGAAGAATATCGGCCGATCAGCATCCAAGACCGGAACTATTCGATTGGGTGTCAATCTGTTAGGTAACAATCCATCAGACAATCGCAGTAAACGATTCAAGGTGAATAAAAAATGAAGATATTAGTTGATCCTCAATATAATCCAGAGTTCGAATCGTCGATCACCTCTGCTACTAAATTAGGACCAGGCATTACTTGTGCCAAGTTTTTAGGAGCACGAGGTTCACGTACACAGTTTCAAAAATTATACGCGGATGGATTCTTTGGCGCCCCTGATCTGAAACAGATCGCTCGCAACCTTGTGCTCCACACAAACGCAATGAAAACTGTCATAGGTAATACAACGTTTTCACAACATCGTTTGATTGTGTCAGAGGGAATATACGAACCTAATCCAAAGTTTGAAACCCAAGAAATACCATCGGGAAGCGAAGCGAAGGCAAAGAAACTCGCCCGAGAAAATTCTGGTGGGTCCTATGGTAAAGGTCCTGATGGCTGGGTTGCGAGAATACCTTTGTATGTTGGTGAACGCCCTTCTTCTAATAGTGTAAATGATTTGAGAAGAACTGGGCGCGCTATCGTATATCAACTCATAAATAAAAACGGGCAGACAGATCCTGAGAAAACATTTGATCTGGCTGTTTTTTGGAAAGATTACATTGACTATGATAAACTGTCATTAGACTATGATACCTTTGATCCAACTGGCATCCTTACTTCACAGATTGTATTAGAAATGCCAAAGGTGCCTGCAAGCTTTGATGTCTCGTTCTCACACAATCTTGAGACAACCTTTAACGGCGAACTTCAAGCAAAAAACGAACTGCTAGAAATTCTCGCTGATTAATGGTATAAATAAAAAGAAAAGGTTTTCACAACCATATGACAAAGATTTTCTCTACAGAAGATGGTAATTTAGACACGAGTATTCGTATTGTAAAAGAACGAACATACTCGGATGTTGATCTGTCATTGTCTTCTAGAACATCTACTGACGGTGATGTTTTTAAAAAGACTGATGCGGCTTCTGTAAAGCAAGCCATTAAAAACTTGTTGTTAACAAATAAGTTTGAAAAACCTTATCGACCAAACTTTGGTGCGAACCTTTCTGGTCTTCTTTTCGAATTGATGTCTGATGATGTCGGCGAAGAGATGATTGACAATATCAAGAAAACAATACAAAGATACGAACCAAGAGCAAAGGTGTTGGGAGTCAAGGTAACAGCGACACCCGATTATAATAGTGTATCAGCAACAATTGAGTTTCGGATAATCAGTACAGGGCTTGTAGACACTTTAAGAGTGTCAATGAATCCCACTTCGATTACAGAGATTCCTTTTCTACCTTTTGAGATATCACCATTTGTTTTATACAATGATATCATTAGAGCAGAAGACGAAAAAAGACTCGTTACATACAACGGGGATTTGATTAAGAAAGATTTGGTCACACCTCCACCAAATGCCCTACTAACAGATCCTGATTCAGATATGATCTTTGCGCTTTACAACGGATTCGTTGAGGGTGTTCTTCTTGTCGATTCAGAAGAATTGAACGGTATACTTACTACTCCAGATGAGGATCAAATATACATCCAGTTTGGTGGAGACTTCATCATACCACAACAAGAAATTGCGTAATCGGAGACCGAAATGGCAACCACCATTAAATCAACAGACTTAGATTTTGATACGATCAAGAACAATCTCAAAGTGTTCTTGGCACAAAAACCAGAATTTGCTGACTACAACTTTGAGGCATCTGGGCTTTCTAATCTGTTAGATGTCTTAGCGTATAACACACACTACAATGGGTTGTTAGCAAACTTCGCTTTGAACGAATCTTTTCTGAGTACTGCTCAGTTAAGATCCTCTATCGTAGGTCTTGCGGGAGGTTTAGGTTATAGTGTTGGTTCTAGGAAAGCATCGTTCTCTGTTGTAAATCTAAGCGTGACAAACAACGACAACCCTTCAAGTATTACTATGCCTGCTGGAACTAGATTCTCAACGACAGTTAACAGTAAGAGTTATACATTCCAGACTCGGGATACTGTGACCGCTTTTTCTGATGGCACAGGTCTTTATAAGTTTACTCTAGACGGAAACAGAAATATTCCGATTTATGAAGGCGTGACTCGACGAAAGACTTTCATTGCGGGCCCTGCCTCAGAGAACGACACTTATGTGATACCTGTCAATAACTTGGATCTCGACACCGTTACTGTAAAGGTCTATAACAGTGTATCGTCTAATGATTTCACATTATACACGAACATTATCAACAGCACAACTATTAATTCCAATTCTGTAATATATGTTGTCAAAGAATCACCTAATGGATACTATGAATTAACTTTTGGTAATGGTGTTCGTTTAGGTAAAACGCCGCAACCCGGTGATAAAATTGAAGTCGACTACACAACGGTTTCTGGTCCAGAAGCAAATGGCAGTAAATCATTTGTCCCCGAAGCAACTTTAGACGGCAAAACAATTAATGTCACTACTGTTTCTGGTTCCTCAAGCGGATCATACAAAGAAGAACTTGAATCGGTTCGTAAGAACGCACCTTTTCAATGGGCTGCGCAGAATCGTATGGTCACTGCACAAGATTATGCCGCTTTAATTTTACGAAACTTTTCGAATGTCATCACGGATATCAAGTCATGGGGCGGAGAAGACAACGTCCCGACCAAGTATGGGTCAATATTTGTCTCGATGGTTTTTGGTACTGACGATCCTGTTGTTATCGCAAACACCAAGGCGGACATCTTAACTCTAGCAAAAGATTTGTCCGTTGCTTCGTTTAATGTTGAGTTTGTAGATCCTGTTGAGACATATCTTGAAGTGTCGACTGTCGTTCAGTTTAATCCTACACTGACATCAGTATCACAAACATCGATCGAGAGTGATGTCAAAGAAGCGATGCAGACGTACTTTGACACGAATCTTGGTGGATTCAGTCAATCGTTCCGCCGATCAAATATGTTAACAGACATTGACAGTAAAGATAATTCGATTCTTTCGAGTAGAGCCGACATCAAAATGCAAAATCGTTTTGTGCCTAGCCCTACAACACCATTGCAGACAGTCGTCTACTCAGCGGCGATATCCGCCCCATTAGACGACGGTTATGTTATTCAATCTGATACCTTTTACTACAATGGCAAGGTGTGTGTTTTAAGAAATTTACTTGAGTCTAGTATTATTCAAGTGATTGAGGTCTCGACAGGATTACCTCTCGTCGATAATATAGGATCATACTCAGCAACAGATGGCACTGTTAGTTTGGTTAACTTCACAGGTACACTGATTACAGGTAGTTACATACGAATCACTGCGTTACCTGCTAATCCATCAGTTATCAATCCTCTCAGAAGTAGTATCATAAGATATGACGCGCAGGCATCACGAGCGCGAGCAGTACTCACAGATACGTTATAAATAACTAAATAACAGAATCGAATAAAGAGAATTAAACCATGACAGCATCGGTTACTAACAGTTTTAGGGAACATCTCCTTACACTACTCAAGTCTGACATTGATAGTGATGGCGTTCCTTATCATATCGGTATTGCTCAACCTGATTCTGATGCTTCTACTCCCCTCAACTCAAGTTCAATGTATGATCAAAGTAAGTTTAGGCACACGCTTCAGTCAGTAAAAGTGTTAAGCAATGCGTCATATGTTGTTCCTACAGTTACATGGGTGAGTGAAGCTCCATATGAAGCATATGATAATAACAATCCTTATCAGACAAACTTCTATGTGATTAACTCTAGTCGGGAAGTTTTCTTATGTATTCAACAAGGGAAAAATGCCGACGGGTCAGCTAAAAATTCCTTTGTTGAACCTACATCAACACTAGCAAATCAAGAAGCAAAGACCTTCGAAACAGGTGACGGATATCTTTGGAGATATATGTACAAGATGAGTAACCTTGCTTATGGTACATTCAGAACAAAAACTTATACACCAGTAAAACAAGTCACCAATCGAGCAACGACAATACCCGAAGAGATTACTCAGATTGGTCTTCAAGATAGTTCAGTGCCTGGGCAGATTCTTAACATCGCGATCGATAATGGGGGTGTGAATTATACCAGCCCTACTATTACAATAAGCGGCAATGGTTCGGGAGCACAGTTCTTTGCTGAGGTATTCGATAACAAGATTGTAAATGTTCGATGTGATTCAAACGGCCTTGGTGATTTCTTACACGGCACAAATTATGACTATGCACAAGTTGTTGTAACGGATCCAGGTGGTGGGTCAGGCGCTAAGTTAAGAGCAGTCATCTCTACACGAGATGGTGTGAACAAAGACCCTGTTTCTACTTTAAAATGTCGAGAGATAATGTTACAGACAGACTTTATTGGTACAGAAGAAAACACCATTGTTGCGAACGGAACAGACTTTCGTCAAGTCGGTGTAATCAAGGGGTTAGAAAAATACACTAATGATTCTGACTTTACAGGCAATACTGGTCAAGCGACAAAGAAACTTACTTTGCAGACAATTCAGGGAGCCGCGTCTTGGGTTGATAATGCAACATTCACAGATGCTCTAGAGACAACAACTGCAAAGGTTTTTGATCTCGACGGCACCACACTTTACTATTATCAAGACGAAGAGACTGGGTTTGAAAATTTTTCAGTAGATCAAAATATTAAAATTTTGGATGTGGAAGGTGCTACTGCTAATATAGTTAATTTAGTAAACCCAGATGTTGATGCCTATTCGGGTGATATTTTATACATAAATACACTCGCTAGTGCAGTCGAACGCAGCGCGGAACAAACCGAAGATATTCGAATAGTTATTCAGTTAGGATAAAAAATGGCGAACCAATTTACTTCCAGTACATTATCAGGCAATTATAACGACGATTATAATGAAAATGATAACTATCATCAAATACTGTTCAATAACGGCAGAGCGTTACAAGCTCGCGAGTTGACACAACTCCAGACAATATTGCACAATGAGTTGGCACGACTTGGGAAGAATGTTTTCAAAGAAGGTGCGGCAGTATCTTCTGGCGGACATGCTGTCAATGCTGATTATGAGTGGATTAAAGTCTCTGCTACGAATGCAGGTGGCGCGTTTGCTGATATCCCAGTGGGTACGGTATTTAAAAATCCTCTTACCAATGTCGAAGCACGAGTGCTCGAAGTTAAAGCGCGAGACGGAAGTGATTTTATACTCAATACTTTATATGTACAATACATAAGCAGTGGTTCTGCTACGATTGGTGCTACAACCACGCGATTTGGTGATGGAGAAACTCTCTATGACCAGTCTGGTGGTGGGTATCAATTAATTACTGAAACTCCTGGCGCAACAGGGCAAGGTGTTAAGTTCACTGTTGGTGAAGGTGATTTTTTTGTCTTAGGTCATTTTGTACATACGGCAGAACAATCGATCATATTGTCGCCATACTCTTCGATTGCTAATGCTACAGTTGGTTTTAAAGTTGTCCAAGATGTTGTTACAGTAAATGACACAACAACATTATACGATAATGCTAATGGTATTGTCAACAATGCTTCTCCAGGCGCTGATCGATATCGTATAAGTCTTCAATTGACAACCCAAGATAAACTCACTGACGCAGATACTTTTGTGTTTCTTGCTACGGTCGAGAACTCTACCATCGTAGAACAAATAGAAGAATCAGACGCTTACAATAAAATCGAAGAAATGATTGCGATGAGGACTCACGAAGAGTCTGGGAACTACATTGTAAACCCATTCGTTGTCAATGTACAAGACGCGGTAGCCGGCGATTCGAGCCTCGAACTTATTGTGTCACCTGGTTTAGCATACATTAATGGATACCGTGTTGATAAATCATCTACAACAAAACTTCTGATTCCAAGACCACAACAAACAGAAACAGTTGTAAACGATGTTGTTCCTGTTACCTATGGTAACTATTTTATTGCGGACAGCAACAGAGGCCTGCCAGATCTTGATGCATCACAAGTAAACTTGTACAACGATTTTGCAGCAGCAGGAACAGCGATTGGCACAGCACGAATTCGAGCAGTAGAAAAAGACGGTGTTAACAACCGTGTCTATGTGTTCGATGTTAATGTCGACTCAGACAAAAGTTTGCGTGACGCAAAGAGTGTTGGTACTGGTGTTACAGATCATTTTAACTTAGTACGAGAAGCAGCCGGCGCAAAATTGTATGGCGTTATCGATAACGATCTACTGTTTCCTACTTCTCGACCTCGCCCCGAATCGTTTTCAGATATTACGCTCACGAAGCAGATTCGTGAAGGCGGCCGACAAGCAGATGGTAGTGGAGTAATCACATTACAGACACTCCCCGTAGGTCAAGCATACACAGATACCTCTCTTTGGATCGTATCATCTGACAGTGCGGTGTCAGCAATTGCTCACACAGTAGCAACTCCTACAAACAGTGGTCGCGACGTACAGATTTCTGGGCTTGTAAAT